CTGCAATGCACGGTGACGACAAAGAAAAAGACGAAGCAATGCATGATGATGAAGAAAACAAGAAAAAAGTTAAAGAAGCTGTAGATCAAAGAGTAAAATCTATTGATGTATCAGATGACGTTAACGCTCTTGTTTCTGGAGATGACTCTTTATCTGAGGAGTTTAAAACAAAGGCTGCTACAATCTTCGAAGCTGCTGTTAAGTCTAAAGTAAAATCTGAAATCGAAAGATTAGAGGGTGAATACGCAAGTGAACTAGACGAAGCAAAAGCAACTACTAAGGAAGAGTTAACTACTAAGGTTGACAATTACCTAAACTATGTTGTTGAGCAATGGATGGCAGATAATGAATTAGCAATCGAAAAAGGTATTAAGGGAGAAATCGCTGAAGACTTTATTGGTGGGCTAAAACAATTATTCGAAGATCATTACATTGATGTTCCAGATGAAAAATATGACGTTCTGGAAGCAAAAGAAAAAGAGCTTGAAGAAATGAAAGCTAAAATCAATGAAATGACTGAGAAGTCTATTGATGATAAAAAGATAATCGAAGGATACACAAAAGACGAAATCTTTGAAAGCACTGTAGAAGGATTAGCTGATACAGAAAAAGAGAAGATTAAATCTTTAGTAGAAGACGTAACTTTCGAAAATGCTGACGCATACTCTAAAAAATTAGCTACTATTAAAGAAAGCTATTTTGGACAAGCGAAAGCACCTGAATCAACTGAAAATGTTGATACAGTCCAACAAAATTCTAATGATGGTAACACAGTAATGGATATGTCTGATAGCATGTCTCGTTATACGGCTGCAATCAGTAGGGGACAAAGTAGAGATATCTACAATAAACAATAAGAAATAAGGAGAGATAAACATAATGTTTAATTCACAAAACTTACAGGAAAAATGGTCTCCGGTTCTTGAACATGCGGATCTACCAAAAATAGATAACCCTTACAAGAAAGCGGTAACTGCTGTTATCCTGGAAAACCAAGAAAAAGCTGCGAAAGAAGATCAAGCGTTCTTGGGTGAGATTGCAAACGTAACTGGTTCTGCTGTAGCAAACTGGGATCCGATTTTAATATCACTCGTAAGAAGAGCTATGCCAAATCTTATCGCATACGACATCTGTGGTGTACAACCAATGACTGGTCCAACTGGTCTTATCTTCGCAATGAAGAGCAGATTTACTTCAAACTCAGGCACAGAAGCTCTATTCAATGAAGCAGATTCAGATTTCTCTGGAACTGGTACTCATAGTTCTTCTCTAAATCCAGGGTTGATGAACGATACTACAACTAGTGTAACTGCTGGTACTGGTATTGCAACAGCAACTGCTGAAGCAAGTTCATCTTTCGCTGAGATGGCTTTCAGTATTGAGAAATCCACTGTTACTGCTAAAACTAGACAGTTAAAAGCAGAATACACAATGGAACTTGCTCAAGACTTAAAAGCAATCCACGGTTTAGACGCTGAGACTGAATTGGCTAACATCCTATCTGCTGAGATCCTTGCGGAAATCAACAGAGAAGTAGTAAGAACAATTTACGAAAAAGCTAAAAAAGGTGCAAACGTTAACACTACAACTTCAGGTACATTTGACTTAGATACTGATTCAAACGGTAGATGGTCTGTTGAGAAGTTCAAAGGTTTAATGTTCCAAGTTGAGAGAGACGCTAACGTAATCGCTCAAGAAACAAGACGAGGAAAAGGTAATATTATTATTTGTTCTTCTGATGTTGCTTCTGCATTACAAATGGCTGGTGTATTAGATTACGCTCCTGCTCTTAACAATTCACTAAACGTAGATGATACTGGTAATACTTTTGCTGGTACTCTAAACGGTAGATACAAAGTATACATTGACCCATATGCGTCAAACAATACTGCTGCTCAATACTACGTTGTGGGTTACAAAGGTACTTCACCTTATGACGCTGGTATGTTCTATTGCCCATACGTTCCACTACAAATGGTGAGAGCGGTTGGTGAGAGCACATTCCAACCAAAAATTGGTTTCAAAACTAGATATGGTTTAGTTAGAAACCCATTTGCGGAAAGTTCTGCTCAGACTACTGACACTGGAACTGACCAAGCAAACATCTATTACAGAATGGTTAAAGTAACTAACTTAATGTAATATATCGTTTCATAACGAAATTAAAGAGGGGGCTTTATCGCCCCCTTTTTTTATTATAAATACTATTATATGACTGATACAAATACTATTAATAGACAACCAAGTGGGGTGGGATTAGATTATGCTGATCCTACGAAGTTTAAGTTTCAAATAACAAAACTACCTAGAGTAGAATTTAATTCAATTCAGGCAAATATTCCAGGTATATCTCTTACAGAAATAACTCAACCAACTAGACTTATGTCTGTGAAAATACCCGGTAATGATTTAACATTTGAAGACTTATCTGTAACGTTTATTGTAGATGAAGACTTAACAAATTATCGTAGTGTACACGACTGGATGACTGGTCTTGCACAAGTAGATAGTGACGAAAAATATCAAGCATTAATTTCGTCAGGTTCAGATAGAATGCCTAGATCACAAAGTAGAGGTATTCAAACAGAATCAGGAAAAACATTTCCTGCAACACCTGATGGTGCTATATTTTCTGACGCTAAATTGATTGTATTATCAGCAAGAAATACACCACTTCTTGAATTGACATTTAAAGATACTTACCCAAAAAGTTTAAGTGCTTTAGAATATAATCAAAACGCAACAGACGTGGAATATCTACAAGCAACTGTGACACTAGGATACAAACTACACGAATACACGACCCCTTTTTAGTTTACTATATAATACAAAGGATTAAATAATGACACTTGATGAACTTCAGGCGAAAGCCGAAAAGGATTTGACAATTGATGATACTGAATTAGACCTAGAAAGTCTAAAGACACCACAGCTTCATTCTCAATATCTTAAAACATACTCTACATATGCACTCATGCTTAAAAAAGCAGAGGGTGATTATTCTAAATTACATATAAAAAAATGGTTATTCTTTACAGGTAAAGCTGAACCACAAGAATATAAAGATAAAAACTTTGATCTCAAAGTATTACGTCAAGACGTTGACAAGTTTATTGACAGCGATGATGATATAATAAAGCAAAGACAAAAAGTAGAATATCTAAAACAAATATGTAATTATTGTGAACAAACACTTAAACAAATAAACAATCGCACATTTCAAATTAAAAATGCAATAGAATGGAAAAAATTTACCATGGGCAGCATGTAATGAGTAAAGAAGATTTAAAACGCATTGAGAAAAAAATAGATGATTTCAATAAAAAACTATACAAGCATATAAAAGATATATGGACAGTTTACGAACCTATTAAAAAAATATTAAAAGTGTTTACAAGATGAAACAAATAGAAAACTTTTTGTCTGAAAACTATTTCAAAGAAATACAAAATTTATTAATGTCTTCTAATTTTCCTTTTTATAGACAAGAGCATGTAGGCACAAAAGAAGATATAACATTAGGTAGTTTACTTACACACATGTTAATTGTTAAATATGAAAAAGTATCAGACCCTAAATTACATCATATGATTATGCAACCTATTATTAATAGATTAGGTGAAGAACATAGAATAATAAGAGTGATTAGATCAAAAGTTAATTTATATCCCTATCAAAATGAACCTTTCAAAAGTGCGTTTCATATAGATCAAAGCGCAAAACACAAAGTATTGTTACTATCAATCAATACAAATAATGGTTATACAGAATTTAACGATGGCACTATATTTAATGCTGTTGAGAATAATGCGATAATATTTGATGGCGACCTACCACACAGATCAGTTAGTCAAACTGATAATTCAGCAAAGATAAACATAAACATAAACTATGAGGTGTATAGATGATTTTTTGTATAGGTAATGGTGAAAGTCGAAAAGACTTTGATTTACATAGATTAAAACTTTTTGGTAAAATATACGGTTGTAATGGATTGTATAGAGACTTTACACCAGATGTGTTAGTTGCCATGGATTACAATATATGTCATGAAATATATCGTAGTGGTTATGCATTTGAACATCCTGTCTATTTAAAAGAATGGGAAAAGAACCCTGCTTCTCTATACGAAAAACTATTCTATTCAGAAACAGCAACTAAGTTTATAGGTAATGTTAACCCTAAAGAATATACAGATGAGTGGGTATGGAAAGATGAAAAGAAAAGTTTTTTTGTGTGTTGGGCAAATAATGTTGACATGCTTAGAAAGTTTAGAGAAGAAAATACAGAATGGCATGAAGATGATTTTAAGTTACATTTTGGTGAGGACCAAGAAGGATATAAGATAACATGGACAAAGAAAAAAGACAAAGTAATGGGACTGGGCAAGTACCAACAGGAGAAAACAAACGCAGGTGTCTTAATTGCAATGATGGCAGCAGATGTGGACAAAAAAATATATCTGATAGGTTACGATTATCATTCCAAGT